GTGGTTTACTAGATCAATAGTGGTGACGCACTAAAGTCTTATTAAGTGTCCCGGTGGAAGATCAAAAATTAAATGCTTGAGAATACTATATATATAATTAATATAAATAATAAAAAAACCGTATAAAGTAGATAAATCAAAACTTTGTGGACATTAACGATCTCAAACCAGTTGCTGCCATATCTGCAACAACATTAGAACTTAATAACATTTTTGCTGTAGTATTAATGAACCCACCAATAGATTCATATATACTTTTTTCCTCTTAGTCAGCTTGTAGCTAAGGTAAATTAATGGACACTTCTTTTAACATTTAAACATCATAGTTAGATGCTCTAGGCCCTTAATCCTCAGTCCATACTCTAAATACTGTTGTAGGCACAAACTCATAACATATTTTCACTTCAACTCTGAAACCATCAGTGCTAGCTAGGCCTGATGCTACAAAATATATAGTGTTTCTTAAATGCTATGATAAAGTTTCTAAATCACCAGACAAGTTGGCGATTGAAAAAGTCCCGGTTCCAATTGTTACGGTAGCGTTATCTTACATGAATATAGCATCATTCATGTCAGTAGGGAACCACACATAATCATGCTCCTACTAATTTGATGCGTTAGTAGCTTCATATGATGTTGGATAATTTCGTTACTATGTTGGCGAAGGTATTGGCACTATGACACCAGAGCCTGTAGCTCCAGGAGCAAACGTAATATCTGCATCTTTACCCGGTATTTATACCATATTAATATATCCGGCTCTATTAATTTGGGCCGAAGTAGGGATCACACGAACCCCACAACGGATAACTCTTGCTGATGTCCAACGTGCTCCGACGGTTGTGTTAAATCCTTGATATCCATTCAGTGGTGCAGCAAAATTTTAAGATACGTCGGAATAAGTACCAGTTCCTTATGAATAGACAGTGATTAATCTAGTATTGCCTAGAGCTCCTCCCACGGCGGATGATAAAGCTACACCCGCATTGGTCACGGATAAATCTGTGAAAGCATGAGGTGAGACTGCAAATATCACTCCATAAGATCCAGTGTTTAACAAACCAGTCCCTGTCCCCAATACGGCATTAGCTGTAAACTCTAAAGTTTACTCTAATATCGAAGTATTAAGGGGATAGTCAAAATAAGGTTTAATAGCTTCGGTTTTAAAAGGTTTTAATATACTCTAAACATAAGGATTATTTAGTGGTTTCTTGTACACATTATTTTATTTTAATTAAGTAGTGATTTTCTTGCTCTTCTTATACTATTACATCTCCATGCCTACTCCAATCATATCATTACCATCCATACCAACTTTCTGATAAATACCACCTTTAATTATAATTTAATTTTTATTGCTATTTTCTTGATTATGTTTTTGTTACTTTTTATTCTTCTTTTTCCCACCCACTTTTGCTGGATTGAATAATTTTTTTAAATTCTTTGGGATACATCGTGAAATGTAATCAATCATTTATTCACGAGTTGCATTAGGGTGCTTATTATTATAATACGCTCTTTCTGTTCTAACGATTTCAGCTAATTCAGATTATTCAGATCCGATTGGTTAAAAATGAGACAGATCAAATACTAGAGGGTCTACTGTGTTCTAAACTACGGGCTCAACTTGAAGAACTACAAGTTGAGTAGGTTGATTGTTCAGTTCAACGGCTGTAATCAAATCTAACGATGAAGCGACTTGATTATGTTGCTTTTCCGAATATTAATTGTCATTAGTAATACGTGTTTACATGTTGTTGGGTATTAACCAATTACATGAGTTGTCCCAATAATCAACACCCTAAACTACAGAGTGTTATAGCGTATAACGCCATTTATTGGCTAGGTTCATACGAGTGTCAGCTGACAATCTCTTAAATCCCCTTAATGATTAACATCGTTCAATATAATATTCTGGATCAGATGCTTATTCACCGATTTCCCTGATTAATTATTAATAGAGTGTAGTTGATATATATGATGGCAAATCATGGGTTAATTCATATCGCCTATAGGCGGTCAAAAATTTTTCATATTGTAAATTATTTTAATCGCCATACGGCAACAATGCACACATATCAATAGTTAAATGTACATTAGGTAATGAATGACGTAAACTCCAATACAAACCTCGTTGAATGTCCAATAAGGTATTTTTAGTTCCTAAACAATCAGTTAAAGTTTATATATCATAAACACGAGATGGTTGTCGTACAAAGTGTGAAGAAAATGAATCAATATATCCCAATTTAGATAAAAACATATATCTGCCAATTTCATAAATTTAATAGTCAGTTACACATTAACCTATACCGTGTATGCCATCCAATGTCAAACTATAAAGTTATTATTTCACTTAGTTAAATATTGGAACATTTTATTTTGACATACAAATTAATACGTCATCACCAGCGACCATCCAGTCCATTTTAAAATCTGGTGATATCTTTTTACATTACTAATAAGTAAAATTGATATTAGAGTGCTACCTACAGCTATTCATTGATGACGTGTCATTTTTGCCCGAACTCATTGTGCCAACGATTACGCATGAAAATAAAACTTTTCTATTACTTTTCCTGCCCACAAATAGTTAATAATGAGCATCAGAACCACAATTAATTAATTTAGCTTAACTACAATGGTTTGGTAACAAATCCATTTTCTCATATAAGGCAGTGTTATCGTAAATGTAATTATCCACAGCTTATCTCATCCAATAGTGTTATGTACTATCAAAACGTTTACCATCCATTGTTATAAATATAGGCTCATTGAATTAAACAGTCATATCTTAAACACGGTTTTAAATCCAGTCAGTAGTTCTACCTATAGCAAATTATTTGTGCATTAACATGTGTTCTGTAATAATTTATGACACAGCACCACCGTAGATAACAGTAGCTTCTGGTGCTGCATAGATACTACGTGGTTCTTTTTCTTCATTAAGGAGTTAATCAAATGTCTTTAATTTATATTCCCCATCTTTACTCTATACAGAACATTAATAATTAAGAGTTATTTAAGTAGACAACTTTTGATATTTTTATAAATATAACTTAAATTTTTAGGGTTATGTATTTTTAATTTTTTCTAAATATTTAATTACGCTAGGTTTAGATCCGGACATATTGATATCTTAAATTAATGCAGAAATAACTGGGTCTTATTAAACGGAATCACAATATAACCGCTAATAATAAGGATCAGCTGTTAGTGTGGGAGCACATTATCTTAAAAATATAGCAGATACCGCATTAATGGGACAACTTGTAAAGCATTCTACATATAAGTCATAATTTAATCTAGGTATATCCGTAAAATCAACCCTTGGTGGTTAATTTTTACAAGTACAATATTATAATAAGGTATCATAAATTAAATCAATATCACTAATTAAAAGGTTTGGTCTTTTGTTAGTGTAGTGAATAGTTTTATGGGGTAAGTAAAACTTAAAAGATCTCAAAATTTATGGATTAAAATTATATATTTAAGAAAACTTTTCACGAGATGTATGAGTTCTATAACCTTCGCTACCAACACTTATCAATCTACCTTATTCAGAAATTTACGTTATAAAGGCAGCTGCTCTTAAGTGGCTGTTTTCATTCAACTTAGAGTAATAATCTTATATTTGATCAGCTACCAACGCAACATTTTACATAACTTTCATACCACCACCACCACCGCCTGTACTACCAAAATTTCCCCCATGACTAGTTGGTCTTTTAAAAAGCCATGTGTAACCAATGTAAAATAATCCAAGATAAATTGACATTTTTATGATTCCGCCCATATTGTCCCAAAAACGTCCAACCCGTTGCCACCAACCATTTGGCAAATACCATCGTGTGGTGTGTGTACGACCTTTTACAAACCAATTCCAACTTGGGTGAATATCAAGGGTATTATGGTCAGGTTTGAGTAAAGATGCTTAACGGGCTTATAAGTAATAAAAAGCTCTAGCGTAAGTGTCATTTAATTCGCCACTATAATCATTAAGCACAATACTAAGTTTATTTACAGATGATCGGGTGTGTACAGCAATAGCTTTATTAATACGTATTTAATATGATTAAGGAGTAGTAAAAACGGTTAAATCAAAATCATTTTGTATTTAATCACAAATTAATTTATCAGCGGTGATAAGTTATAACGTACGAGTACAGTAAACTTTACAATGATTAAGTTCTTCTACAAAGATAGGATAGCTATTTGGATGAAAACATACCAATTAAACATTGGGTCCTAATCTAACAGTGTAAGCAGCATTTTTATATGTATTTTTCCAATTTTTACATTAATATTTCCTAATCATAACTTATTAATTGTCATAGTGCAATACGCAATACTGTCCGGCGTTAACAATTTACAATTCTTCATGGTAGGAGTAATATTTAGCCACTGGTTACTAAACATCATTGATAACAATATTGATATCAAGACGTTAAATTTACTCCCACCACTCATCAATTGGTGCTATCATTGTAGGGTTATAGCTAATAACAACACTAAGTTTATCTGGAACAATTAATAATTAAGGTTATGGTAAATTAGGTGGTTAATATGGTATGGCCAATTAATCATTGCCATTTGACTATATTAATGGTGGATCCTCTTTAAGTTTCCATTAACAACTTAAATTTTACTCACCCATGACTTAATTTGTAAATTTATTAACCATAAATTTTAGAAACCATTCATCAACTTTTTAATTACTTTTATAAGGTTTCTGATTATTTTATAAAGCTTATATTGTTGCTACACTTGTTTAAGGTTAAGGTTCCACTATATAAGGCACCATAGTATTCATAGGTATAGGTATGGTAACACTTTTATTTAATATATCATCTTATTAGTCTGTGGCAAGGTTTGAAATTGTTAAGGTCTATGGGTCATCTGATACTGTTACTTTAGATGTTATATTAAGTGATTCCTCAGGTGTGATATTAATGTTTTACAGCAACTCAAGATGATCTTGTAATAATTATACTTATTTATTTATGACCCAACAATGATAGCCATTTTAACCTAGAACAAATAGGAATGGTGTATCTTTCTGTTATTCGTGGAACGAAAATAATTGATAATGTTTTTTTTCATTAAAACATAATGTATTGTTTTCTATTCCTATGTTCTCCTCTATTACATCACGTTTAAATTATGGGCTTTGTTATATTTCAGTTATTATTTTCTAAATAATGGCTATTTATTTTTTTGATTTAATTTCTGCAGTAAATATATTATACTTTAAAATCTCCTTGGCAAAATTTTCAACACCATATATGCCCCATATGTATGCCAACCAACCACACCATGATCTACCTAAGCTAGGCATTGAAAAATATAAATTATTTTCATTACCTTTCGTTCTAATTAAAATACGAGAACTAAAATAATATGGGGTTTATGGATCTCGATTTTTGGTTATTGACCATTATGGTTTTTAGTTATGGTGAAATTAATTCTTTTCATCCTAACGATTCTATTTTTTTTATTACTATTCATTCTATTATTTTGTAGGTTTTAATTAAGGTTAAGGTTATTTCTAAGATTAATTAACTTTAGGTACATAAATAGTTTTAAAAGTTTATTTTGATTTTTAATTTTAGCCTTTAATCTTCTATCCTTTTTAATTTAATGGTTTAATTTATTTCTAGACATATGTAACCTCATAACTATCCTCAGATTCGGAAGGCAACATATATTCATCCAAAAAGGAGTCATAATCATCCCCACCTACTGGGGCAAAAACATTCCAGCCAGTGTTCGTTCTGGCCCAAGAATGATCATTTATACCTCGCACACGTGCATAATATGATTCTAATTAATTAATTAAATCTCCAAAGATACTTTTTTACGTTCTATAGGACCATCCTAATGGAGCTCCTTATAATAATCGCCCTTTACGAGCTTTGTTTTAAAATTTAATTATAAGGTTTTAATTTTTAATTTTTTAAATAGATTTTTTAATAATAGTAGTTTTTGGTGACAAATCGTGGTTAACAAGAGGACCTCTACTTGTTTAACACTTAGCCCTTGAAATTCCTACAAGGTGACAATTTCCATCCAATTAGTGGCCACTAGCTTCCCCGTGGATCTGGGTCCCTGTTATGATCTCGCCAAGGATACGAGTTTGATGAGTCACGACCCCCATCAAATTAGGTTATTGTTG